CCCTTGCGTAACGCTCATTTGAGGTTATGGCAAGGGTTTTTCTATTTGCTCTTATAGCTCTAGTGGTAGAGCACTCCCTTGGTAAGGGAGAGGTCATCAGTTCGAATCTGATTAAGAGCACCACGCTCGGCCCTTAGTTCAATGGATAGAATTCCGGGCTTCGAACCCGGAGATGTGGGATCAATTCCTGCAGGGCCGGCCAAGCATAAATATCTATAATACCGCAAAGGAGATTGATATGCCCACAACCACAGCCGTTTTTAAACTTATACCCGGAGATGAAATCTATCATTTACCAGCACAGGATAGTTTACTTCATACTATCTCTGTTTTTTCAACAAACGGAGTATCAGACAGTAACAAGATCAGCGATACCATAGATATCGAGACGTCTCTGAGAACTATTGTTCGTTCATGGCCAAGTAGTTCTGCTGCTGCCGAATTTGTAACAGCACTGCAAGCAGAACACACCACAACCGACGAGTTGGCCCCATGGCCCGGTCGATTGATCAGTGTGCAAGTTGATGCTGAATGAATCGCAATATAAAATTTTACAAAATAAAAATAATAAAAGAAATACTAACAAAGTTCAATCAAGTTCGAACACAACTACTTGATGAACTCGCGGTGAATGCCACAGATCCCACAATAGTACAACGTCGAATCAGGATGTTGAAGCATGTAAATTTGTATGAAAATCAATTGATCGCCAAGGTACAAAATTTTCAAACCAACGACGTCAATGACCTGAACACCTTCAATGTAGATTACTACATTGGTGAGATAACAAATCGTAGCGCATGAAACCGTTATTACGCACAATCAACCCTATGTATTTTTACCGCATGCTAGATTGGCAAAAGCAGCCATATCAACTGGCAGGCAGTCTAGCAAAAGTCAAAGGGTTTGATCGCTACAACAAATTGATTGATCTCAACTGTGTGTTTTCAACCCATCCACACGGCAATCCTGTTGATCGCACACACTCTATCACTGGCCCATTTGCGTTTGCTGTACAACGGCCATGGCAACCACCAGCAAAGTCTGCGGACCTTGATCACGTTATTGCACAAAGAGTCAACAACTATATCAACACTGGAGAGAAACTAAACCTGTGTTGGAGTGGTGGTATTGACTCAACCTGTTTGGTATCAGGTTTCTTAAAACATACCACGCACCTGGATCAATTGCGTGTGTTGTATTCCCCTTACAGTGTTTATGAAAACAGAGATTTTTTTGAATTCGTAAGTCAAAACTATCCCACAGTAGACATGCTGGACATCAGTGGCGATGTATATCTAGACACTGTGTTTGACGGCATCATGATCAACGGCCATGGCGGCGATGAATTTACTGCCAGTTTGGATCAATCGTTTTTTGATTCGCTGGGGTATGAAGGCTTACAAAAATCTTGGCGCAGTGTTGTGACTGATCCAGCACTGGAAGAATTTTGTGTGGAGTTTTTTGCCTTGGCACAGCGTCCCATTGAAACTGTGTTGGAAGCACGTTGGTGGTTCTATGCCGCAACAAAGACACAGATATTTGCGCCGCATGACAGCACATTTACATCTACAGCCAGCACCAGTGCGTTTTATGACTTTCAAGAGTTTGAAGATTACATGTGGCACAACACTGACAAAATCATTGCCAGTGACAACTATGCTTCCTACAAACAGTTTTTGAAAAAATACATTTATGAGTTTGACCGCAATCACACTCACTATACTTTGGCCAGAAAATCAAACAGTAGACAATTCACTTGGTATACTCAAAAGAAAACACAACTTCTAGCACAGCAATGGATTGCGTATCTCGATGATGGCACTGCTATACGCACCCCCAACCTGCCATTCTTTAGTGAAATTGAATTTAGAGAAAAATACGGAGATAGCCTTGAGTATCTATTCAACAATCCTTGATGGTAAGACCCCATATCAAAAAACAGCCCTGTTGGAAATAGAGTTTTCTGGCACTGCCGCGGATGCTGCTGTGTTGGTGGCTATTTGGATTGACGGCAAAGTACTCATGGTACAACAACTGTCAACTGACACCACCAGGTTTGAGCATGCTATCCCAGATCACGCAGATCCTGCCGAACACGAGCTTCGCATTGAGGTTCGCGGGCAACCAACCGGTGCCCAGTTGCACATACACAGTATCCGTATTGAAGGCCTGGACCTGCGTCTTACCATGGAGGACTCGGGCACTTGTGAACTTGACGGTGAGCCCGCGGTGCCATCTGAGTACATGGGACAAGTGGGCTACCAAAGCCTACGGTTTGCCACACCGATCTATCCCTGGCTCTTGGCCAACGAGCGCAAAGGTACATACTATTATCCTCATTAAAAAAATCAATTGCAAAATGCCTTGACTTAGTCATCTACTATGCTATATAATAGTGAATCAGTATAAACACTGAGATTCATTTTTAACATAGGAGAACTAAATGAAAACCGTAGGCGATAAATTGACCCCATTCGCAGTGACAGGCGTTAACCCAGGCAAAGACGATTTCTTTACCATCACAGAAAAATCATTTGAAGGCAAGTGGAAAGTAATTGTATACTACCCCAAGGACTTTACCTTTGTGTGCCCCACAGAGATTGTGGCATACGACAAGTTGTTCCAGGACTTTGCTGACCGTGACGCTGTGTTGCTCACAGGTTCAACAGACAATGAGTTTTGCAAACTAGCATGGCAACGCAGCCACGAAGACCTGAGCAAGATCAAGCACATTCAATTTGCTGATACTGCACGCCATCAAGCTGGCGAAGAGCGCGGTGGCGTAAGTTTGATTGAACAACTGGGCGTGTTCTATGCTCCAGCAGGTGCCGCACTTCGCGCAACATTCATCGTTGACCCAGAAAACGTTATCCAGCATGTGACTGTGAACAACTTGAACGTTGGTCGTAGCCCAGAAGAAACCTTGCGTGTGCTTGACGCATTGCAAACTGGCGAACTATGTGCATGTAACCGCACAGTTGGTGGCGAGACACTGTAATGTTAGACACAAAAAATGTTGATCGAGTTGGAAATACACTAGTTGATATATTCCATCGATTGGCACTTTTTGGCATAGGCGCCGCAACAGTATGGGCCGCAGGATGGACATTTTTTGAAATGTTCCAGAAACACCATGCCACAGTTGGCGACCTATTGCTGATGTTTATCTATTTAGAAATAGGGGCCATGGTTGGAATTTATTTTAAAACCAACCATATGCCTGTTAGGTTTCTACTTTACATAGCAATAACGGCATTGACCCGACACATGGTAGACATCATGAGTCATCAGCCTATTAACATTAGTGAAATGCTGGCGGTGGCCGGGTCCACATTTGTTATTGCCATCAGTGTACTGGTTATCCGATACACCAGTGCAAAATTCCCCAGTGATAAAAAAGATGAGGTAGCATAAAATGTTAGAATGTTTAATACTAGGCGATAGCATTGCTGTGGGCATACATCAGGCTAGACCTGAATGTGTAGCCTATGCCAAGGGCGGAATCAACAGTTATCAATGGTTGAACAAAAACATTGACAAGACTCCGCTCACAGCAAAGACAGTGATTATCAGTTTGGGATCCAACGATCACAAATATGTAAAAACTGAAAGTGAGCTACAGGCTATCCGTCAGTTGACAAAAGCAGATCGAGTATTCTGGATACTGCCTGCGATCAAGCCCGACATTCAAGAGATTGTGCGTAAGGTTGCTGCCGAGTATGGCGACACAGTCCTGCCTATTACTAGACTTCAAAAGGATAGGGTCCATCCTAGCTGGGCAGGATACAAAGAATTAGGAGAAAAAACAAAATGAGTTTCATTGAAACCGTAAAAGGTGCGTTACCAGACTACGCAAAGGATACGAAACTAAATCTTGATGCTGTGTTACTACGTAGCACACTAGATGCAGATGTTGCCCTGGGCTGTGCTGTGGCTGCATTGGCTGCAACCGGCAACGGAAAAGTTCTAAGCATTTTGCTAGCAGATGCCCCAGTACACGCAGAGTCAGCAATGACGGCCGCAAGTATCATGGCACAGAACAACGTTTGGTATCCTTACGTTGAGATGGCAGATGATCCTGCACTCAAAGGTTTGCCAGCAGGACTACGCATGAACGCTATTGCGAGTCATGGCGGAACTACCAAGGCAAACTTTGAGGCATTCAGTCTTGCTGCCAGTATTGTGGGCAAGTGTCACTTCTGTGTCAAGGCACACTATGACACACTCAAGGCCGAAGGCTACACTGTGGAACAACTTCGTGACATTGGTCGTATTGCCAGTGTTATGAATAGTGTTGCCAAGGTTTTAAACAGCTAATGGTATAAATACTTTTCAAGGAGGGGTGAGCTATGAAACAAAAGAAATTAGTTTCTCGGTTGTTAAAGGCTTGCTTCGACCACGATACAGAAACCATTGCCAAGCTCAAAAAAAAAGAGTTTGCGAAGATACTGAAACACAAGGCCGAAGGCAAACCATTTACAGCTAAATGGACCGTGGTTCAGGTGTAACACAACTGTAACACAAAAAAGCCTGATAGGGCGATAAGTAAGGATATGACATCCAAAACTTATCGCTCTATTTTTATATCCGATGTACATTTGGGCACTAGAGACAGTCAAGCGGATAAGTTAAACAACTTTCTCAAACACAACACATGCGAAACACTCTACATGGTAGGGGACATCTTGGATGTATGGCGCATACAACAAAACAAATGGCGTTGGAAGCAAAGTCACACCAACGTTGTGAGACGTATACTTGGACATGCCAAACGCGGCACACGAGTGGTCTATGTGGCCGGCAATCACGATGAATTTCTCAGGCCCTTGATGCAGTACAACATTGGTTTTGGCAATGTAGAAGTTGTAAATCAAATAGAACACATAGGCATAGACACCAAACATTACCTGGTCACCCACGGCGACTTGTTTGATGGCATTACCCGTCTTGCGCCCTGGATTGCATTCTTGGGCGACAAGGCCTATGATGTTATCCTTGTTCTCAACAGCAAGTTCAATTGGCTCCGTCACCGTATGGGATTTGGATACTGGAGCTTGAGCAAGTATCTCAAAGGCAGAGTCAAAAAAGCAGTGGACTTTATTTTTCAATTTGAACGAAATCTAGCCGCGTACTGCAAGAAGCGTGGATATGACGGTGTGATCTGCGGACACATTCATCATGCTGAGATACGAGAAATAGATGGCATCATATACATGAACGACGGCGACTGGGTTGAAAGTTGCACAGCTCTTGTGGAACATCACAACGGTCGTTGGGAAATCGTAACCTGGACCAAGGAGAAGGATGATGTGGCTACTGATACTGATAGCGGTTCACACCAACAATCCGCGAGACATTCCCGGAAGAGTGGAATTACAGTTTCCCAGTCAACAGACGTGCGAACAGGCACTGGCGTCGATGAAATGGCAGTTAAAGTTTGAAAGTTTCAAGGTAGAAGGCCGATGTCAAAAACAATCCTCATAGTCACAGACAACTTACCGGATCAGATCAATGGCGTGGTTACCACTTACAAAAATATCGAAGCGTGTGCGATTCGCGACAACTATCGTGTTGTATATCTTGATCCCGGGCGGTTCCGCTATGTTGATTGCCCTGGCTACAACGAAGTCAAGATTGCCTTTCCCCGGAAGGTGGGCAAGATACTTGAGGAGATCTGTCCGGATCATATCCACATCGCCACAGAGGGTCCTGTGGGTCTGCGTGTTAGACAATATCTTGACAAACACGGTTATCGCTACAACACTGCTTATCATACTAAGTTTCCGGAAGGACTTAGAGCCTTATTTGGAATCCCTGAGAAACTTACTTGGCCTCTAGTGCGTTGGTTCCACAAGCATTCAGGCAAAGTGCTGACCACAACGGACACAATGGTCCAGGAGTTGAAATCACATGGATTTGATGGAGATATTGTGCCTTGGACTCGTGGTGTTGATCGTGATATATTTTATCCTGCCAGGGGAATAGCACAATCCAAAAGACCTGTGCTGGTATGTGTCAGCAGGGTCAGCAAAGAAAAAAATCTGGAAGCGTTCTTGGAATTAGAATATGCAGGTGCTAGAAAAATCATGGTGGGTGATGGTCCCATGTTAGAAGACTACCGAACACGCTATCCTGATGTGGAATTTGTGGGATTCAAAACAGGACGGAATCTAGCAGACTACTACAGAATGGCCGATGTGTTTGTGTTCCCCAGTCGTTGGGAAACATTTGGCATTGTGATGATTGAGGCCATGGCCTGCGGCACGCCTGTGGCGGCCTACCCTTGTCAAGGTCCACTAGATGTCATAGACGAAGGCATCACTGGGTGCATGAACAATGATTTAGAACAAGCAGTCGAGGACGCTCTTATGCTGGATCGACAACTGGTTCACCGCGGTAGCGCCAGATGGTCATGGGATCGAGCCTGGGCTATATTTAGAGACAATCTGGTAGATATAAAATAAATCGGACACAAGATAGGGTGTCGCCGGAACCCGTAACTGGCATAAATAACAACATGGGGAGTAGCCTGCCTACTATGTAGGTCTTAGCATCGTCAATACGGTGTGTTGCAGAACACACCCGGTGTTCGGGGGAATGGGTTCTTGGCAAGACCAATTTCTAAAGGAGACTCTCATGGAGTTAATTCTCGCATCTGCATGGGCCGTTCTGGCCGTTATCTTAATCGACATTGTGTTAGCTGGTGACAACGCACTTATCATTGGCATGGTGGCCAACAAGCTGCCTCCTCACCTGCGCCGCAGAGCCATCATCTGGGGCACTGTGGGCGCTATTGGCATCCGTTTTGCCAGCGTGGCTGTGCTAACTTGGTTGTTGACTGTACCTGGACTGCGACTGGTAGGTGGCCTGGCCCTGTTCTACATTGCCTGGAAGTTGGCCTTTGCCGACAAAGAAGAACACGCCGATCACAGTGTTGATACCTTCTGGGGTGCCATGGGCACAATACTCATGGCTGACGCTGTGATGGGCATAGACAATGCTCTGGGCATTGCCGCGGCTGCTGGTGGCAACTGGTGGATCATAATTTTTGGCCTGCTGATTTCAGTGCCAATCATCTTGTTTGGTTCTACCATGGTCAACAGAATATTAGAACGCTGGCCCAGAGCAGTTTACATTAGTTCTGCGGTGCTGGCTGTGGTGGGTGCCCAAATGCTCTACAAAGAGCCATTGTTGCGTAACCTTTTTGCTTGACAGCAGTGGTAGAACTTGCTATAATGAGTTCTACCACTATTAAATACTGTATGAGCAACGACCTAGCAAAATACATCAATTCTCGACGTCGGCACAAAACTGACGTGGCCATTGCCCGGCAAGTAAAAATTGCCAAATCACACGGTACGTTTAATCAACAAAACATTAAACAACCTCATCGACTGGCAAAACATCATGCCATGGACTGTGGTAACCCTCATTGTTATTTGTGTGGCAATCCACGCAAGACGCACAAGGACAAACTCACACAGCAAGAAAAGCGACTGTTCCAAGACCTGGACCACAAAACAGACAAACATTCAAACGGTTTAACAACAAAGGAAGATGATGAATAAGCAACAAGAACTCGAATACGAAGCAACCCTGGGACTGTCCAACGAGCTATGCGTGGCCATGGTTGAGAACCGTTATGACTTGGTACTGATTGGTGCTCGTCGTGCTAGAGAACTAGGCCGTGGTGATGCACCGCGTGTGAGTGGCCCCAAGCACAGTCATGTGCTCACTGCCATCAAAGAGATTGAACACGGCAAAGTGGGCCGCGACTATTTGTACAAAGAAACAGAAGTTGCACCACGCCGACGTCCCAAGGATCATGGCGGATTCTGATCAGCCAAACTCAGCCAAGGGTCGCGACAGTTTTGACATCACAACTGGCAACACCCTGGTACATTTCTTCAACCGTAACATAACTCCTTATGCTACCAGCACACTAGGTCCCACATTTGATCTAGTTCCTGTTGAGAAGCAAAAGGATCTGATGATCAATCATGCCAGGATGTATGCCCAGCAAGAATATGATAGGATCATGCAACTGGTTGCGGTACTAGAAAAACAAGCACAAGACATTCGTCGTAGACTGGACGTGACCGACGCAGTCTATGCCGCAGAATACAACTTTCAAATTGTGATGGGCCATTGCTACTGGTTGGTATGGCACAAAAGACATGGCAAGAATTTGTTGGTGCTCACTGGCCCCGATGACTGGAACACTGGTGTGCCTGAAGATTACGAGTACCTGATGCAGGTCAAATACATGGGCGATCACACCTGGCAAGAAGTAGTACCTTAGTAGTACTTGACCAAAATTGCCCTTTGTGCTATAATTACACATTAGACGGAGAATAACATGCCCTGGATTGAAAATGTAGCGGCTGCTGATGTGCCCATGCGGTACCATCACAACGCTGGTCCCAACTCAATGCTGATCCAAATCATGGATCCTGCATCCACCTGGTGGCCTGAGCCTGCACATGACTTCAAGGAAACGCATCGCTTTGAATTCCTGGATGCCGAAGACAAAGACGGCTTTCCTGACGAAGCCAAGATCTCAGACGAGCAGGCCGCAGAGATTGTGCGTCTGTTGCAACATGCACTCAAAAAGCGCATGAACGTGGTTGTGCATTGCATGGCAGGCTTGTGTCGCTCAGGTGCTGTGGCAGAAGTTGGTGTTATGATGGGATTCAAGGACACTGAAAAGACTCGTATTCCCAACATGCGTGTCAAGCACCGGTTGATGAAACAACTGGGCTGGACATACGACGAAAACGAA